GTGGGCGAGGTTGGGAATGTGATAGCCATTAGGGACGTGCCTCCAGGGTTGCGATACGGGTTTCAAGGGCTTCGATGCGCTCTTTACTTTCTTTTAGAGCGGCAACAAGTAGTGGAATCACGTCGGTATAACGCAAGCCAAGGAAGCCAGACTCGTCAATGACCGACACAGCTTCTGGCAAGACAGCCTGCACATCCTGTGCAATCAAGAAGCTTTGAGACTTCTTGTGTTCGTCATTGATGTAATGGCCAGTGACGCTGCGCAGTGCAGCCACCTTGTCAAGTCCATTCTTGATTGGCTGCAGCCCGCCTTTAGCCCGTTCGTCGGAGAGCGTTCCCCATGAGTTGCTGCCGTCAGCCATGAACACACCAGAGCTGCCATTGTTGACGATCTTCAGGCTGTTCGTGCCGTCTGCGCTGAAGCTCCAGAACTTTCCGACAGCAGCAGCCGTGTGCCGAGCAACAAAATGATGCTGGTCTGCTGAAGCAACATTGACAACGCCTGTTCTCTCTGTGAAAGAAGTCCCAAACGTGATATGTCCGTTGTTAAAGAACGATGCGTAGGTTGTTCCGTTATAGCCGAAGGTCAGGCCGTTTGGTGTGTTGACGTTAGCCGCGTTCTTTGCGCCGATGTCCCACTCGCTTGTTCCACATTTGAGCTGCAAGGCGGAATAGGCAGCGGGATCAGTTGACCCGTTGAAAGACGAAACAGCAAGCCCTCCTGCGACAGAAGCGCTCGCAACGATGCTCCCCCCTAAGGCAACGCCGGTCCCTGCTGTCTCCGGCTCCAGCGTGGCGCCTGTCTTCTTCCACAGCTTCACATCAATGCCAGCAACTGATGCTGTTGCTTGAGGCGGTGCTGGCGGTGCAGGTGCCTGCGGATTCGCTTGCACCCAGGTGCCTAGTGCAGCGCCTGCATCATCGCTGTCGTACCAGACGCACAGCTCACGACCAACGCTGTCGTACCACAGCTGACCATCGACAGGATTCGCTGGTGCCGTATCACTCGTGATGGTCTTCGGTGCCTTCTTATCCAGCTCAACCTTCAGGCCCTGTGGATGCACTGCCTTGGTGGCATCGGTGCCGGTCGTGGTCTCTGCTGCAGTGGCTAGCTCAACAATGCCCTTGACTGTCTCTGAGGCAGATGGAGCACCAATAGTTATTTGTTGCCAGTTAGTACCATCAAAGATGATCTGAGATCCTTGTGGGATGTTACCAGTCAGACCAGTAAAACCTGCATTGGCAGTACCACCAGTTGTTACGCTATAAGTCCAACCAGAGACAGCTCCAGTTGGAGGAGTTGCGGTGATATTAAGACCACCTTTATAAACCATGCCACCAGTAAGGGTACTGCCAGCAGTCCAGCTATTAGTAGCTGTTTCATAGACCCACGGAGTACCGTTAGGGTCGGTATATTTTTGTCCGTTAGTCGGACTATTTGGAAAATTAAGAGCCATTAACCTACCCAATACGTGCTGTCATAAACATAAGTAACACCCTTATCAGTGTTATACCAAAGTGATCCTTTCTGAGGTGAAGCCGGTGGAGTGGTACCAACCGACACCACTTGGTTCAGATCACTAAACTCAGCCTTGAACGTGGCGGCACCACGACCTACAGCTAGGAGATCAGTACCAAGTAATGCTTTCATGATCAGGGAAGGGCGGTAAGGGTGGTGAAGTTAAGAGGCAAGTAGGTAGCTTTACCACCAGCAGGGGTAACGGCTTTATTAGTGATAGTGCCAGCCAGTGTTTCAGCAGAGCTTGCATAGACAACAGCAGCTGCAGCAAGCTGAGCAGCATCAACGACACGCCCAGTGGTACCAGCGGCGATAGCAGCAGCATTAGCCAGCTGAACAACACCAGCAGCAGAGTCGGTAGCAGCAGAGACGCCAATCAACGGTTGAGCAGCAGTACCAGCTTTGGTGATGGGAGCGGTAACATCAACACCAGTAAGACCGCCAGCGCCACCAGCAGAACCAACGTGATCCCAGGCAGTGCCGGTATAAACCAGCATGTCACCAGTGTTCACATTAGTATTCTGAAGGGCACCCCAGGAAGCATCAGTCAGTTTGCCAGCAGAGCTAAGCAGATAGACAGCTCCAGAGGTAACACCACCAGGAGCAGCAGCAGTATTAGCAATAGTACCCTTATAGACAAGAGCACCAGGCAGGTTGGCACTCAGGACACCATTACCGTCAATAGACAGGTTAGTACCAACTTTGATACCACCAAGGTTAGTACCATCAGCAGCAGGCAGGGTATAGGCAAGAGCAGTTTTGAGAGACTGATAATCAAGCTTGTAGCTAGTACCAGCACGGTTGACCACAAACAGGTCGTTATTCTGAAGAGCCATGATTACGGAAGAGTAGTAAGAGGAATCGGATCGAATGTAAGATCAACGTTTGTGCCAACAGTTGTGGCAGTGATTGGAGCGTGTCCAGTTACAGTAGGAGCAGGACCAGGAGGACCAGCAGGACCAGGCACTGTCGAAGCAGCACCTGGAGTTCCAGGAATACCTTGCAAACCTTGGTCACCTTTTTGTCCAGCAGGACCAGTAGCACCAGCAGGACCAGCAGGACCCTGATTACCTACCTTGCTAATAGAGACCCACTGAATTGAATCACCATCGTCGTAATAGACAAAGCAAAAACCAGTCAGTGAATTAAACCAGAGGTCTCCATTAAGGATAGGTGTACCATCATTACGAGTTGTCGGAGGAGTTTCCGAAACAATAGCTTGATAGGAGTCACCTTTAGGGCCTGTATTAGCTAACGTTACCCAGGCTCCAGCTTTATCATCCCAGTAGCGTTCAACAAGGTCCTGTGTATCGAACCATGTTTTACCTCTTTGTTCTACTCCAGGAAGAGGGATAACAGCAGGGGTAGTGTCTTGAACGTAAGGATCAAGTCGTGCAGCAATAGCATCGCTAGTGGCAATATACCTATCATTTAGACCAGTAGTCCACCGTTTGTTCTTCTGATCTTGTTCATAGATTGTTTCACCAGCGTTAAGGGTATCACTAATTTGAAACTTAGTCCATGCAATATCCCTTACAATTCTAGTTACTTCACCAAATAGCTCACACCGACCTTCTAGGATGGCAAGACGTAATTGATCAAAGTCATCATTAAGATCCTCAGCACGGATAGCAGAGCCAGGGTAGAACGTGGCTACCATGTCATTCAGATCAGTGCTCCTAGCAATCTTGACATTAAAGATATTAGGATCAGTAGGGAAAACCTTTACTGGAGGAGGGGGAGGTGCGTCAGTAAATTCAATTGTAGTAGCATTAGCAAGTCGCCATTTGTCCCTTGCTAGCAGTGAGTATTTTTTTGTAGGTTGATCCCACAGCAATACATTGATGTCTGCTGCAGAGATGTAAGTGAATGGGAAAGTGAATAATTTAGTTGTACCGTCACCTTTATAAGTGATCTGTACGCTATCGCATACGTTGGTTGCCATTATTTATTCTGGAGTTGATAGATCGCCTCGTAATCACTGGTACGTTGCGCTTGACGTGTTTTCTTAGCAGTAAGTTCAGCAGCTCTAATATCAGGAATCTCTTGTGCTAGTTGACGTTTAGCGTGGTTAAGGGAAGCAGTCAGTAGACGACGAATACGGATGTGGGTGTAGGAGTTAGATAGGTCCGCTTGATCTTGTGTGATACCACGTTCTCGTGCCTTACGAATAGCTTGTAGGTCAGCAGTAACTCGCTTATCCTTCATCAACAACTCAAGACCTGTACGGAAGTGACCAGATTCACCCATGATCTGTGCAAGACGAGAGCGTTGCTCAACGTTATAGGTAGCACCTTTTAGTGACTTCTTAAGTGAAGGTTGTACATCAAACTCAGTATCAATCAAGAACTGCTTAACAGGAGACGGATCAGAGTTTGTCTTGAAGGGTAGTGTGTTATTGAGGAAGTTAGTAATCGGGTCATTATCACCAACTACAGTACCATCAATAAAGTCATACGCCTTAGGCAGTGCAGTACCAATACCAGCAGCATCTAGGATGTTCCACTTATTACGGAGCATCGAGTTAAGGTCAGTATCTACTTCACGAAGACCAGGCATCATAATCCTAGACATTTGATTGAAGAGACCAACACTTGCAGTGTTAGATGCCCAACGACTAAATGCAGCAGGTTGTCCACTCATCAGATCAGAGATCGGTTGAAGACCTTGCAGGAATGACTTGTTAGTCATGTTCATAGAGAAGGCAAAACCAAGCTTCTGTAGGAGCTGTTCAGAACGAGTAGCACCAAGTGTATTAAAGTTCTCCAGAATGTCCGCTGTAAGGGCCAGGAAGGTGGCTATAGGTTCAATGCCGTCATAACTACGCCACTTACCATCAGGACCCTTCCAGGAGCGTAGAGGCTTCTCTCCTGCGTTTTGTTGGAACTTCTGTACTTGCTTATCGTAGTTACCATTACCAGTTAGGTTACCAGAGGCATACAGCCAGCCACCCATAGTGACGAGCATTGTGCCCATAGCAACACGACCTTCTACTTCAGCACGATAAGATTTCCATGCTTGATCAATTGGTTGCTTAGCTACATCAATACCTTTACTAGCAAGGTATTGGGCAATTTCATCAGTTTCTTTAAGGTTACGAACCTTCTGAAGATCACCAATGAAGTACGACAGTGGAGAGTGCTTATGAATAAAGTCAAGGACATTCACTGAAGTCCTCGGGAACAGTACAACGGTTTTCAACAGTGGTGCCCTATTGAGCATCGTATTAAGACCATCTGCAAACTCGTTATCCAAGTTCATAGCGATCTCACTAGATGCGTACTTAACAGCACTATCAGTGATCAAACCTTTATCATCGAACATCTGACGGTAGATGTCGTTAGCTGCTTTCTGAAGATCATCTGCACTAGGTGCTTTACCAGTAGCTTTGAAGATCTCATCATAAGCACGACCTCTTGCTTCAGACATACCAACGGCTGCTTTAACGAAAGCATCACCACTTTCCATCATGTTCATTGAGTAACGAACCCATGGATGGTTGTTAATCTTCTCCATGGTATCGACCCATTGAACCTTAAAGGCAGGACCGAAGTTACCTTTAGATAGCTCAGCTTCTGCATACTCCCTAGCCAACTGCAGCATCTCGCTGTTCGTTGTCTTAAAGTCAAGCCGTTGAGTCAGTGTAGGATCAGCAGCAATACGACGGAACATCTGAGACATATAGTCCCCAGATGCCTTCATAGTCGTATCCATATGAGTTACATACTGCATCCAAGACCGTTGGAGTGTGTGCCAATCACCACGTAGAGCAGCACCAAGTGCTACGTTCATTGGCTTCATCAACAGCAATGCAAAGTTGTTAGACATTGCCTTGACTGGTGTGAGCAGTGAAGATAGCTTCAGGTTGTAGAACGTAGCCCACATACCCTGTACAACTTGACTAGGAATCTGAGGGTTACCATCAACAAACGCCTTATTGGTAACACCCAACACTTCCTTCATGTAGTTGTTGAGTTTATGAATACTATTAACATCACCATCTGTCAGTTCATAGGCTCGCATGAGAGGTGCAACGAACTGAGGGTTACTCTTGTTCATGTCCTTCATACCAACCCAGAAGGTACGGTTCTGTTCAGCCTTTAGTTTCTTAGCAGCCTTGAAGTGATCAAGGGCTTCACGACCAAATGCCTTCAATTCAGCAGGGTTCTGACTGCGTGCCTTGATAGCTTCCTGCCAGATCTTCTCATTGTTAAGTGCCCAACCTTTGATGGACTGAGACATATCCGTCTCAAACCAAAGGATCTCCATCTTATCAAGGATACGCTCCTGGACATAAGTCATGTCTACAGCATCACCCATCACCCTAGCTGCATTAGCCATATCAGAGGCTTCACCAGCGAGACCAGTCTGTAGATAAGCAGAAGCTCTCTGCATATCCATATTCAAGTAGAACTGACCAAGCTCTCTCAATGCAGAGTTAGCAGCGTTAGAGGCGGTAGCATTGATTGGTTTAGCAGACGGTGCATTAGCAATAATTTCAATCCTGTCACGGTAGCCGTCAAGAAGTGCCCGTAACTGTTTGCCGTTCATGGCAGGATCAAGGATCTTAGCTGCAAGGTCATCACCAGCAGCAAAGAGTTCCTTACTATCCATCATCCGTCCATTAGGAAGGACAGCTTCAAAGTTACCGTATTCCTTGATTTTATTATCAAGTTCTTTAATGATCTTACGGCCAGCTAGTGTACCAAGATCAAGACTCTTCAGGAAAGCATCTGTGTGGAACTTAGCAGGACGACCATAATACGTATCAATGTTATTAAGGATACGAGCGTTATCTACCATCATCTGTGGGATGGCATCAGGGCGCACCGAGAACGGTACTGTCTCGCTGAGGTCAGATATTTCACTATGGAGGTTAGGAGAGTATCGATCAACATAATCAATACCACCTAACTCATCTAACTCCCTCAAAGCCATCTCATCGATGTGCTGTTGACGGTAGTTCTCATCTTTCAGTAGACGGTCAATGATTGGGTGAGCAGACCGTGTTTGAGGTGACTTATTAGCAGTCTTACTGAATGCTTCTTTAGCTGCATCATCCTTAGGCTTGAAGACAACACCAGGATCCAAGCCTTTAAGACCACGAGCAAAGGCGATACCACCTTCAATAACAGAAGAGATGAGACCAAGACCAGCACCTTCAAGGATGTTCTTCTTACGCTTGAGATCTGGGCTATCAGTATCCATGGTAGCCAGATCATCAGGGATCCAATCAAACGTACCAGGAAACTGTTTCTTCAAATAACCAGATAGGTTATCCTCTTCAGAGTGACTATTGATAGCATCAACAGCTGTACCAGCAGCCATCTCAACACCGAGGTTACCGATGAGAGATACAGCTTTGCTGGTATTAGCTAGTTTAGTCATCCTAGCTACTTGTAGGAGACCTGCTTTAGTGAGGGAGCTAAGACCAATCGTAGGTCCAATAAAGGATACGATAGCCCTAGCAGCTTTACCCCATTGTGTCTTATTCTGAGGACCCCAATCTTCAGGAATAAACTCCCAGTCATTACCAGTAAGTTTTCCTGCTACTTCACCAATATCATCAGTAAAGTCGATAAGCCCACCTACTACAGCAGCGCCAACCTCACCTACAGGGTTAGCAGATGCTGCCACTTCTTTCTGTTTCTGTTGTGCAGCAGCTTGCTCCTGTTGAGCTTGAGCTTCTGCTTGTTGTCGTTTACGCTCTTCTTCTTCCTCTGCTGCCAACTTGTTAGACTCGTAAGCCTGTTGCTGACTAATAGGATCAATGGAAGCTTCAGTGGTACCAGACAACATATTGCCGATTGGATCGTAACCCATTACGCACTTCTACCGTGTAAGAATGTGTATTTTTTACCGTTAGGTAATTGAATTGTTAGTTTATCTCCCCAGGCAGTGCTCTGGGAACTTATTACTTTTGCTCCACCTTTAAGGTAGACCTTAGAGCCGTTAGCAGTTGGGTAGTCAATACCGTGTGAGCCACGGGCTACGTGTTGATCAAAGTTATCTCCACGACCAGGAAGCTTTGCCCTTAAGGTACTAGGTGCTACTCGGTCAAACTGAGGGTCCTCAATCTCTACATAACGATCTAGTGCATTCTCAGCGAAACGACCACCATCTGCTTGTTTAATATCTAGATGTTCAGACCTAGCACCGCCAGGCATAATGTCACCAGTAATGTAAGCTACCCTAGGATTCAGTAGAGCAGGGTTCCTCCAAGGACTACCACCAGTAGGGTTATAGCCATACTTAGCAGCAGCTCTCATTACCTTAGGTTGATAGGCTCTGTTCTCTGCCGACTTACGAATACCACCAGGACCACCGTTATAAGCGTAGATAGCTTCATCGAGACTACCTAGTTGCTGTTGTAGTTGACTGAGGTATTTAGCAGCGTAGTCAATACTAGCCAGAGCATTAGTCGGATCTACAGTCGGGTGATACCCAGGCATGATCTGTGCAATACCTACAGCACCTGCACCACTACGAGCATTAGGATTGAAGTTACTTTCAACCTCAATCAAACCAGCAAGAATAGATGGAGGGATACCGTACTTAGCAGAAGCCTGTGCAATAGCGTTACCGTAGCCTTTAGGTACCATCTCAGGGTTGAAGTTACCAACGCTGGCATAAGCCCTAGAGACACGGTTATAGGAGGGTTTGTAATGCAGTAGCCGTACAAACTCTGGACGCATACCTTGAGTCTGTGCTTGAAGGCGTGGGTTCATTGGCAGTTCACCAATACCACGAGCTTTAGCCTGTCTATTCAACACTTCCCATGGACTAATGGTACCACCGAATCTATCGGAGATATAAGTAGCAATGGGAGGATAGGAGTAGTTGGGACTGTTGATGTTCTTAATAGCTTCCTTTAGGGTAGTCTCAGGAATCAATGCATGGCTATCCAGTGTAGTTACACCAGCACTAAGGATGTTATCAACAGCAGCTTTATGCTTCTGCCAACCTGCTCCAGTAGCAGTAGGGATAATCCGAGTGAAACCATCCTCAGGGTTTACTACATAATCACCAATGCCATTAGCACCATTCTGTAGTTCCTGTTGGAACTTAGCGTAAGCATTAGCAGCAGCTTCTGCAGGACTAGCACCACCAGAGATGGCATTCATCATATCCCGTTGGAACTTAGATTGAGCCTTAGCAAGAGCTAGTTCATAACCAGGAGCACCAATAGTGTCTACCGTCTCTTGACCAGAGTGGCGTTTGAGATCGGCTTCAATCTGCTTGGTGTACTGCTTGAACTCAGGAGTTTCCTTCCTTGCTTTATCTTGCTGCTGAGCCGCTGCTAGATAGCTCCTACGAACATCAGACGGTACAGCTGGATCATTGAGCATAGCTTCTGTAAGTTGCCCTGCTCTCTCCAACTGTTCAAACTGCTGCATGTAGTACTGCTTAGATTCAGCATCAGTGGTACGACTCTTCCAACGCTCACCAAGACGACCATCAACATAGTTGAAGTTATCTGACATGTAACGTTCAGCAGCCTCTACCTCAGCATCAGTAGGAGGTTCTTTCTCCCACATCTCCTGAACCTGATCAAACCATTGCTTACCTTCTAGAGCAGCAGCAGATTGTTCTGATTCATAATCAGCTACCTCACTTTGAATAGCATTCCGACGTGCAAGACGGAAGTCATTAGGATACTTCTCTTCCCACGTAAGCTTTCCATCCCATGAAGTAGTACCAGCAAGACCTTCTAACTCTTCAGGACTCATCATCCCTAACAGTTCAGTTCTTGCCTTACGACGATCAACACCACCACGTACCATCATGTCCAGTGCTTTAGGGAAGTTCCCTACAGCATCAGCTCCCATAATGGTTTGTGCTTCATCAATGTATTGAGACTTGATCTCATCTTCCTGCATCTTACGCCAACGATTCAGGAATACTGAATCAGCTTCCCTCATACTAGGGAAAGCGTATTTGTTGAGTAGAGCAGGGTTCATTCCCATTAGACCAGATTGTCTAAGGAACTGAGCACGGGCATTAGATAGGTAAACAGCTTTCTCTGCTGGATCTGCATTAGGAGGTACATCAGCGAGAGCTTCCTCCATGAATGCTGCATAGGAGCTACCAGCATTCTGTGCCATACCCATTGCATAGCCATAGGCTTTCCAACCACTAAGTTCACGGATCTTCTGCACACCCATGAACGGAGCACCTGAAGCCTGTGCAGCATCACCAATGCCTTGGATTTGTTCATCATTGTTTTTGAGATAACCCTCAGCAATATCAAACGCCATAGACTCAGCAGGATCAATGCCGTCCATATAGGCTTGCATTAGACCCTCTTCCATATCTCGTTCATTTTGCTTCTTGCCTTCCTCCATAATGAGGTCAGTAAGAGTAGAGGAGAACTGAGTGAGAGCTTGGATATTCTTATTATCTACAAACTCTCTAGTCCGAGCATAGGTCTGCTCAAGTTCAAAGTTAGTCTGTAGTGAATCGAGTTGACGCTTATGGTTCTCTTGGAGACGAGGGATATAGGTAGTCTGCTCAACAGGTGCGAAACCTTTAGACTCGGCAGACCCTTGGAATTGAATTGAGTTTGCCATTAGACTTGGTAGTTGAATGAGTTACTCCATCCAGCTGCACTAGGCATAGAGAAGGATGGGACACCGCCGTAATTGATACCAGGAATGGTGGTATTAGGTTGGAAGTTAGAAGCCCCAGAACCACCCCAGTTATTGTTACTACCGAAGTTCCCAGCACTAGGAGCCTTCAAAGCATTGAATGCACTGACACCGCTAGCTACTGAACCAAGTAGCCCTGCAGCAAGACCAATACTAGGATCACTGAGTACAGGTTTAGGCGGAGCAATGCCAGCAATAGGCCGTAGTGCAATCTGGCTATAAGCCTTATTGTTAGCACCTTGGAGTTGAAGACGAGTGTCCTCATTACGTTGAATCATTGCATCTCTAGCAGATGTAAGATTCTGTGCAATGGTTGCGTTATTCCTTCCGTATTGAGCAAGCATTGATTGATTGATACGAGCTGCTGACTTGCCAGTCATCTCACCAAGAGCACCTTGTTCTTTAAGGAGTCCAGCAAGCATATCTTGTTTCTGGAAAGCAGCTTGCATAAACTGCTCATTAAGTCGTGTTTGCTCTGAAGCATAACTACGAGCAGCAGCCTGACTATTGGAACGGATTTCATTCTTATATTCCAATCGACGATGAGCCCAAGTACTGAGCTGCATACGCCAATCATGTTCACGCATCTGTAGTTGATGCTTGTAGCTGGCAATAGCATTAGCATTGGCTGCTTGGCCTTGTTGGAAAGATCCAACAGCACCCATAGCGCCAGAAGCTACACTAGCTATTGCTCCGATTGCAGGAGCGCACACGGCAAAATTCGATAAAGGTTAAATTATTAGGACCGTGAGTAAGTTCACGGAGAAACTTAAATCCAAGAAATTGGAGAAGCTTAAGGTGGATTGTATTTCGTTTATCTACGATGTTCCACAATAATGGTTCTTCTCTTGAATTGATGAACCGCTTTGCTTCTCTAGCAAAGGTATGTGGGAAGTCTTCAACAGCTGGAGTACAGAGCATCCATATAGCGTTTCCATCTGCTACTCCTGCCAGTCCAGCAATCCTGCCGTCAGGCACTGTGAAATACACCGTAGAGGTCCAGGAAGAGGCTTGTGGTAGGACAACCATAGGATCTAGTCCATGACCTTCCACAAGCTCTCTCAGGTCATCCTGGCGTAAGTTAGAGGCCACCTCAATGGCAGCCTCAATCGTACATGGGTGAATGTATTTAGACACGCTTATAGAACATTGGAGTGTAATTACCCTCCCAGTCCATTGAGAACAATGTAGCTGGTGTTGGGTGCTTACTTGTTAGTTCAATGATAGTGTTGGTGTTCTTCTCGTAGATAGGAATAGTCAGACCACGCTCAGAGGAAACAGAATGGGTATCAGCAACATAAGCATCACTAAGTCTTGTTTCCCATAGCTCAGTGTAGTCTTCTCTTCCCTTACGTTTAACAGTAGTATCAAAGGTACCCGACTCACCAAACCTAAACTTAACTCGATTGATCCTTAGTGACGATCTGGTATCACGAGTGACTCGGTTAGCTGTGGTATCCTCTTGACCTAGATAGAGATTAGGTAAGATTACTTTCATCTCATAGTCATACCCTACGACAAGGATAGAGTCAGTCCAGTCACCATCCATGTAGCAGATGGTTTTACCCTTCTCTTCTACAGGTGTAGGATAGCTCAGCCACCCTTGTTTAGTACCATTACCAACAGAAAAGACTACTAGACGATGCTGTGTAGAATGATGCCACGGTAGTGTAAAATGAGACTTACGTGTGTTAAGGTCGAAGGTAATACCAATAGGACTAACGGTTTTGTAGTTATCAAGAGATACAGGGTACTCAAGACCTGAGTTATCACTGATGTAAGCAGAGTCAACTTTAGGATTCAGGTCATGTCTATTGAGGAATAGCTTAGGACCATCTGGTGTAGAGTGAGATGTGATTGAGTAGTACACATCACCAAGGATGGCATGATGTTCAAGGTCACCAGTTAAGTCCCACTTGAACCATGCTGATTGAACACGCTTCTCACCATCATTAAAGTATCGGTAACCAAAGACATGCTTTGAGGGTTCTACCAAAAGTTTACCGTCTTCATAGTCATAGCGTGGTGATGTGCCTAGCAGAACTAGATCACTCTCTTTGCTATCAGCTAAGCAGTTAACAGTTCCAGCAATCAGTTCAGAGACAATCTTAGATTGCTCAATTAGTTCAGGTGGTGTTTGACGATTGATGTTAGCAACCTCCATGAAGCGAGCATAGCGACCACCTTTATTGATGAAACCAAGTGTGGTTCCCATATTAAAGGCTGGTAGTTCTGAGCTATACCTAAAGGTAGAGGTTAGTGTTAGCTTAGCTGTTTCAGGACCAAATACATCTTGATCAGTAGTAAGCAGGAACTGCTGGTTCTCTGAGAACAGCACCACTCCATTCATAAATGGAACAGCATCATAGAGAATAGCAGGGTATGTACTACTAGCTGAGATGTCTACAGGGTCAGAAGGTTGTACAGTAAGAGCAGTCTTAGACCAGAAGTTGAAGTAGTCACCAGCTCGACTGAGGATAACATTCTCATCGCTAATGAATCCAAGTCTGTTCCTAAAGAAGAACATCTTGTTAATAGATTTACCAACGAAGCTAGGGAGAGGGTTAGAAGTGTTATCACCTACTAGACGTGATTCCCAATCAACAGGTCCAAACTCAAAGCTACCATCCTTTAGACGACGTAGCTGATGAGGCATAGAGGAGTAGGAGAAGTTAGTAGCAATGTTTGGTTTGATCGTTTCAACCCAGACACCAACTCCATTGTTCCCATCTTTACCTTGAAACTCAAGGTAGTAATCATCTTCTTTCTCACCACTGTTAACGACTTTGACAACATAACCATTGACACACTCTAGTGGAAGCTTACTAACATTCTGGATCTCATTAGAGAATGCCGTCATGTAAGCTGTAGCTCTTGTTGAGATGGTAAATGGCTTGGTTAAGTGTTGGATGTAGAGACCGTTCCCAACGACTTGAGCAGTGATGCCAAATGTTTTAGTCTCAATATCTGTCTTTAGATCATTGAGGAGAGTAGACATACTGATCACACCAGTAGATGGTGTAATCGCTTCGATCGGTGAACCACCAGATGCAGAAGAATAGATGTTATCTACGTTGACTTCAGAAACAGTAACTGTGTACTCTTTACCAGCCATTGTAACCGTAACACTCTCACCAACTGTCCAATCATGTCCACCATAGACAAGAGTCACTGTAGTGGTGTACTCAGAGTAGTAACCTTTGCTTGCATCTTTATAGCTCTTTGGTACCTGTTGACCTCGTGTTTCTAGAGTGAAGCGTAGGTCACTACCATTGGCGTTGGTTGTAGTAAACTCTTGTACATCAACGTACTTGGTTGTAGCATCTTTGTTATCCTTCCAGCTAGACGGGCTAACCGATAGCTTTGCAGCACGACTAACAGTGCTAGATGTAGGGTCATCAGTCCAAGCCACGTCAATTGAATACTGTGTGTTAGGAGCCAGCGTATTGATGGAAACAAAAGCTTCGTGTGGACGGTTCCTAGACAGGTCAGAAGCCATTACGACTTGACGTTTCCTATTGGAGATAAACGTGTAATCGTTAATGGTTAGAAACTGGAGATCTTCTGGAGCAGTATCCTTAAGGTAGTCAGGGACTACAGGTACATTGTTATTGCTTAGGGCAACAGGATAACTTGAGATACCACAAGGTACAGCTGCTTGTTCATATGCCTCTCTAGCCTGTGCTAGTGCTTTTTCAAGACCAACAAGTAGAGTCTTAAGGTGATTGATGTGATTCTGTACGGGTACTGTTGGGTCTTCTGAGACTCCAAGCTTCTCAAATTTGTACTCGTAAGCATCACCATAAGCTATGAAGTGCTGCCAGTTGTTGTTTTGTCCAGTAGTGTTAGGTACCTTTAGGGTTGCATTCTTAAGTCGCCTTTCACCTACCACTACCTTGTACCCTACAGGCGCTACAGGCTTACCAAAATCACGAGGGGTCGCAGCAGAGGTGCCAGGTATTTTCTGAATAATGTGAGCTACAATAACTTCATAGGTATCCTTTCCTGTCTTTTTGAGATCATACAGCCGCTTATCCTGTTGAACACTATTGATCTCATTGATCAATCTATTCAGATAGCTCTGCTGCTCATTGATCTCCCTACGCATACTATCAACATTCTCTTTAGCTACTCGATACGCTTGAGTGGTACGTTCAAGTTCTACATTATCACAAATAGGAAGACCGGGATTAGGTGTTCCATCAGCCACTGAATCATTACCAGTGGATGGGACAGTAGTGTAGTTAACAGGACGGATAGTACCATCTAGTAAAGACCACACCCTAAACAAACCATCTTTATATTGAACAACGTATTGCTCTTCTTCATCACGGTAAATGGTGAACCACTTACCTCCAGAAGTTGTATCCAAGGTGCTAATATACTTACCACCAGGACGCTTCAGAAGACCCTGTGTAACATCAGGGAGACCGTTAACAAGGTCACGCACTTGCCCAGGTCTCTTCAGGTAGTCAGGTTGTTGTGAGATCCCATGAGAGAAGTTAGGGATACTTTGCGTGATAGCTGTCATCGTGCAAGCGCCTTAAACGGTTGATATGCTGAGTACCCTCCTTCAAAACCAAAGTAACTATAATCACCTTGGTTACATTCATACTCAACGCAGGCAGCCCTAGCAACACCTTCAGCATCAGCTGCATACTTATAGGCTTCAGGGTTACCAATCATCTGTGCAGCAGCCTGTCTAGCAGCTCTCAGAGCGATGTAGCGTTTGAAGCAGGGAGGGAGATCAGTGAATGGAAACTCCCAGGTAATGTCGCAGTGAAGAATACCACTAAACTTATAGGTGTGGTTCTTCTTATCGTAGAGCTTACCATCACGACGAATTACATCTTGGGTCCTGTAGACAGGATCATCTGAGAAGTCCATTTGTAGGATGTTCTCAGGGAGAAGTACTTCATCGTTGGAGTTTGGGGTCAATGGATAGTTAACTTCTTTATTAAATACCCAGCCCTCAGCTTGTACATCCTGTGAGGTATTCATCAACAGGTTATAGGCAAAGCTGATCTCAGGGTTATCGAAGTCAAGCGTAGTGATAGGCGATTGCCCGATCACACCCAGGATTGTATTTACTGCGGATAGTTCGGTATCGCTATCATAGGTAGTGGGAATCATATCACTATAATGACATATGTTAATTAAAAAAAAGGGAGCCCAGTTAAGGACTCCCAGTGGTTAGCTATCTTAGATAGCAGGAATGTTACATTCTTGTCCAGCGTAAGCAGTACGCATACCCTTGCTCTCCGACTTCACAGTGGAAGCAGGAACAGCAGTGCCACCAAAGGCACGACGGGTACGGGCAACGCTCACACGAACAGTGGGATCACCACAGCCGCCGTTAGTAGCAGCTGCAGTGCCCAATTCAGTAGCTTTATTTGCAGCCATGATTAGTACTTAGAGGAGCGAGGATCGTATGTTTCAGACTTGATAGAATAGGCTGCCAACCCCGCATCGGTATTACGACGGGGGAAGGTAACCTCAACTACCGTGTGACCAGTAACTGTGGGCAAGACAGTAGTGGAAGCAGGAGATCCACCACCAGTGCCAGTACCGGAACCACCAGACATAGTCATTTAGGTTACCTCCTTTTATCAGGCAGCCTGCAGTTCGATAGCTGCAGCAGGGTTCAGGGTGCCACAGCCCATGGCAAGGCGTCCCACGATGATGTCTCCTTGATACATGACGGAAACGTCACCAGAGGTGGTCTGCACTTGAGGACCAATAGCTTCAACAACAGCAGCAGCATCTTTGTAGTAGATGAGGCCGCAGTGGTTAGAGAAGTCACCACCGTAATCGTTGTTCTCACCATCCACACGAGCCACAGTACCAGCCTTAAAGGGCAGGTTGTTGGAGCGACGGATGCTGATACCAGCAATCTCATAGAGACCTTCACCACTATTCAGGGAGCCACCTTGGGCACCGAAGTCACGGTTCAGGATGTTGGTATCAACCTGAGAGATCAGGGCGTAGTACTGACGCGGGGTCAGCACAGCAAAGCGACCTTGCTTGGGCAGGTTCTTCTCATCGAGAATAGCAGCAGCCTCAAAGAAGGCATCAACAAGGTGTTGAGCACTGTACTCATTACCAGCACCAAGCTTGATGATAGAACCACCAGGCTCGGGACCAGGAGCAGCAGTGATCGGATGGGCTTCACGAGCAGCCTTAGCAATAGTGCGGAAGATCTTTTTATCATATGCCTCAGCGAGGGCATAGCCGATCTTCTTAGCAATCTCACCACGGAGGTCGTAGTGGGCAAGCGTTTCGTCAAGGTCATACACGAATGCGCTGGAGATCAGCAGGTCATCCATGATGATGGTCTTCTCAGCCACAGGGGGATCCCCAGAGCCAAGGATAGGGGTGCCCGGGACATGGTAGTCCGCAGTCATACGACCCGTGAAGATGAACTGTGCGCTCTTCGCATTGCGAAGGGTGCGGTTCTGCACAGTACCTTTAGCGATACAGGCAGACTCATACGCCTTAAAGAGTTCCCCAGAAAAAACCTTGAGGTACGTGGCGTACTTAGAATCATATTGAGAACCACCTTGGGTAAGACCAAGACCAGGAGTCTTGTTGATATTACCGACAGCGGTGTACTTAGCGTTCGGCGGAGTTTGAGCCGAACCAAGAGCGAGAGCCATTGTTAGTTAAAGAGAGAAGTTAAAGGACTTGCTCTCAGATCTGAGAAAATTTTTTGCGCTATATTATTCGTTGTCTGTCTCTCCAGACTGTCAATGGCTAAGGGTGTCGAGCGTACTCGGCCTTAACCAATACCTGAGGGAGGACTTGCACCTCCCAGTCCGCTTAACGGATCAGGTTGCTACCTGTTCAACACCAAGAGGGCTAAGCTTCTTGCATTGTGCAAGGTCACCAGCTTTAGCGTGGGGTTCAGGGTAAGCAGGAATAAAGAAGCGATCACCAGCTGCCTTTACGACATAGTTTGGGATAGCTTTAGAAGTTTTAGGATCGTAACCAAGTGCCATAGGTTTAACCAATAGTAGGAGCCTTCATGGCAATAGGAACAATGTTGTTCGCTGCCAAGTCAAGCGGGAAGTTGTGAGCGTTACGTTCGTGCATCACCTCAAAGCCAAGACCAGCACGATTGAGAATGTCAGCCCAAGTAT